CCTTTTTCCCAGCCTGATCTAGTTTTCCACTCTCTTCTAAACTCAATAATTTTATCTAATACAAATTGTTCTTGTTTACCTTGAAGAACGTCTAACAAAATTTCTTCTAAAAAATCTTGCATATATTCTGGTGTATCACTGCGTTTGAGATCTAAACCCATTGCCTTAATTTTACCAGGCTTACCATCTACATCAATACGCTTGCCTTCTTTATCATAGATAAGAACTGCATAACGCTTTTTAGTAATAAACAAACCTTTAATAGCAACTAGTTCTCGACCGCCTTTGATAACTTCGCCACGTGACTTTGGAACATGAAAGTAATCCAACATAAACTGTGGAAAACTTTGGTTAACTTCCTCTGCAATTTGATCATACAGTGAAACTACAGTATCTTTATCCCAAGGCAAATTACCTTTTTCAACTTCGTTTTTTAAAGTGCTCCAAGCACTAAAATAACATGAGTCAGTGTCACCGTAAATGATACTTTTACCTTTGTAGTCATATGTGCCACAAACAATTTCATTGATCTTACTAGCCATGTGACGTGCAACTTCACGACCTACTAGCGTAGTAGATTGACCAATACGCTTATCAAAGAAACGGCAACCAGGATTTAACAACGCTCCATATAGTGAGTTCAAATTAATTTTACGCACCATTTGCCTTTTATCCCAATATTCAGATTCAACAGCATTGCCTGCTTTTTCTGCTTCCTTGCTTTTCTTCTGCATATCTTTACGTTCACTGTACCAACGTTTGAGCAAGCCTGGAATAATACCTTCTTTTTCGTAAGTAAAAATAGTACCGTTAGCACTTAGGATCCATGGCTTATGACTATTAAAAATCATTTCATAAATCTCGGCACCACTATGAACACTTACTTCACCGTTTTCCCAGTCAATTGTAATTTCCTCAGCTTTGTCTTGGTTAATAACTGCTTCGTATTCAATAGTGCCAAACTTGTCCTCCCATGAACCAGCAAATGATTTTTTATGCAATGTCATTTGTGATTCAATAAATTCCATAGTTTTAGTTTGACGCAACTGACCAACAATAGTTTCTGGTCCCATGTTAAGCGCACGAATCGCACTAGGATACAGCGAGTTAATGTCAATTGCGCCAATCCAATCATGCAAGCCCTTTTTAGGAAATGCTACATACGCACCAGCAGCCGCAGTATCACCTTGCTCTGCTTTACGTGTACGACTTGGAACAATAAGACCATGTTGATGTGCTTCGTTAATAATGGCCTGTTCTGTCATAGCCACAGCACCCATTGTTGTTTGTAGCAATACAGTATTACCGTGTGCCAACACGTTAGCAAGGTCTAAAAACTTTAACTTTCTATCCATTTTATCAAGCAATGCACAGTCTTGTCTATTATACTCAATAAATGTTTTAAAGTCTTTATTGTATAGTTGGTCTAGCGTTCCTTCATATTGAGTTTTCTTCTCACCAACTTCTAACTCGCCAATTACATCTAGTCGATAGCTGTGCATTTCTTCATACTTGTATTTCCTGTAAACTTCGAGACTGTCCAAATGCACTCGACCAACTAAGTCATATGTAATTGCTGTGCGACCAAATTTTTCGTATTCTCTTTTTTTAGGATACTGATCAAATAAACAAAATCTTTTAGTATCTTCTTTACTCAGTACTTTGACAACTCTATTGACTGTGTAAGGGATATCAAAACCTTCTGAGTTCCAACCAGTTAATACATCTGCATCTTCAATTAGTGTTAGAAACGTGTCTAATAGTTCTGCTTCAGTTTCAAATAGTATTGTATTTGGAAATTCTGCAATTTGTTCTTTTGCCTGTTCCATTGTTAAAGTCTTTGGGGGCAACGCTAAACAAACTAATGTGTCTAACCATTGTAGGTGAACAGCAATCGCAGTAATTGGCATAAACGCATCGTCTGGACTAGCGTAGCCACGTTCTGGATCAAAGTCCACCTCAATATCAAAAAATGCAACGTGTAGTTTTGGCGGCTCTTGGCCTAGATAGTGTTCCTCTAAAACACGGAACACTGGATTGATGTCGCTTTCATACAATGTATGATTGCTATGTATTTTTTGTTCTTTTGTAAATTCTTTAAAACTTCTAGCAGTGACTTTGGATAATGACTCACCAAATATGCTATGAAATTTACCCTTGTTGTCTGGGTAATAAAATGTATATTTTACAGGATAATCAACAAAACGTCTTACACCTTTTTCGTCACGCTCAACAACGTGAACAACGTCCTTGTCGCGATCCCACATCGCGTCAACATAACTCATTTTTTCTCCTTGCAACTTACGGCTTGCAAACCAATATATCCAATTATGGCTGGATCAACCTTACTCATAAGTATTTATTGTAGTAGAAATCTAATATAGCCATAAGTGTCTATTATTGTCATAACTACACTCATTACTACCATGCCAAAACTTCCTCGGCTTATACCGCAGAATATCATTAAAAATGTTCCACTAAGCCAAAGTGGATATGTTATTTCATAAGGAACATTTGGCGCCATTAAGGCAAAAATAACAGCAGTGGCCAATGCAGTAAAGGCATTGTAAGTTTCCGCCATTAAGCGCCAAGGATTAGCGTTCCAATCAGCTTTGACCCATTTTTGTGTTAAATTAAAATGGTGCTGAATCGTCTGAATCATTTGTGCCTTGTGTTGTTACTACTGTTTTTGTTGCAGGTTGATTCCATGGACCAGCGTGACCTGTGGTATGAACAATATCTTCCAAATCACTAAAGTCTTTGGCAGTTTGTTCCCAGTCATCTTTCATTGCTGTACGGATTGCTTTTTTAATAACACTAGGCTTGACATCTAGTTCTTCTGCTACTGCTTTGATTGTTTCATTAAGACCTTCTTGTAGACTTTTAATTTCGTCCATAACCTGCCAACCATCTTTTACCAGTTGTTTCAGTTTAGTTTGTTCGGCAGCTCCAAATACTCGTGACATAATTACTCCTAATAGTTATATTTGTTATTATAGCAGAGTAGTTATACAAAGTCAACACTCAAGTCGTAAGAACAGGGCAACTAGTGCCCTGTTATATTGGTTTAACCTTTTAGTTGTTTTGCCAATCGATTATGCAACGATACCATGTATTCGTCACCACTTTCAAAAAGTTGTGCGGCTAAACTGTCATGAGTCCATCCTTCATTTACATCTGCTATATCTGAAGGTCCCCAAGCGTCCTTGCTTGTTTTATTATCGGTCGGCACGTCAGCTTTCGTGTCAGCTTTTGGAAGATTACTTGGAGCTTTTGGTTTTATAAATTTATCAGTTGCTTTTTTAACTACATCTTTTACTATGTCAGTTGGCTGTGGTACTTCTGTTTTTGGTTTTTTTGGCATAAATGTTTCAGTGGTTTTTGAATTTTTCACCCATTTCATCTTTGCCTAAACGACCAGCAATAACATCACCACGTGTAACTTTGTCATATGGCTTGGCATTATTGGCTAAGTTGCCATCGCCTTTTTTCTTAGCTTCAAAGATCATTTGTTCTAAACGGCCAATTTGAATAAATGCTTCAGCCATTTTTTTCATTTTTTCTTTTTCTTTCTTTTTCTTCACATCAGCATCGTGTTCAGATTTGGTCATTTGTTTTCCTTTACCACCATATGTTTGTTTTGCTTCGGCAGTCATTTCAGCATCATCAGACGTAGTTACTTCTGCTTTTTTCATTGAAGTTCCAACAGATCTATCACCTTTTGGTCCGCCCAAACTTCCTTTTGGTGGTTTATATCCTGGAGGAGGTGCAGTTGCTCCGTCTGGTGGACTTGGAATATTGCCATCAATTTCTTTGTAATTTTTATTTGTTGGTCCAGGAGTTTTTGGACTCCATTGCTTGCCTTTGTTTGGACCTGAAGTAACAGTAACTTCTGAAATGGCTTGTTCAAAATCATTTAGAAGAGATTCTTCAGTTTTGCTCTTTTTAACTTTTTCTGGCAAACCTTTGTGCTTAGTGCCAGCAAAATCTTTAGCTGCCTTACCGCTCATACCTTTAGCGGCTTTGGCAACTTCTTTGCTGGCTGGCTTTTCACCTTTTTTGGCAGCGTGTACCATACCCATAAATTTTTGTTGTGCTTTACTCTTTGCTGGCATTGTTATTCTCCGATACTATATTTATTACGAAATTAAGTTGTTGCCAACTTTGGGATTTGTCACAGGATTATCGTCAGAATCTTGAGGTTCTGCTTTGGGAGGCTTAATACTTTTACCCATTTTTCCAGGTTCTCCGCTCCAACGTTTTAAAACAGCTGGAGTTCCTGCGGCTATGTGAGGACTATTTCCTGTACTGGCAATATTACCAGCAGAAGTAGCACCTGCGCTGGCCTCTTCAAACATAGGTTCAGGGATATTAACTGATTTTGACGGAGCATCTTTTACGTGACTAATATCAACTTCATAGCCTTTGGGCAACACATTGGACACAACGCCCACTTCCTGTCTACCTTTGACTTCAACCGAAACTTGATCGCCTACTTTATATTTTCTTTTTCTAGATGGAGATGTTATTTTGGTAGCTATTGGTGAAACTCCGCCTGCACCTGATTTTTTATCGTCTTTCATTGAAGGCAG